GCCGTACTGCTCTAAAAGCGCGGATTTTTGTCGGTAGAGCTCCTCTTCGGTTGCGATCACTCCGGTGGCGTATTTGTGTTCAAGCTGCTTCCACCCATCAATCAGAGCGACGGTAGCGGCTTCCTGCACGGAGGCTACCGTCTGTATACCGTCAGCATACAGCTTTGAAGCGGAGGAAATCTGACCGCTTACAAAATCCGAAAGCGGATTTGTACCCGTGACTTCTATTTCGGTTGAAAATTTTTTACCTACCAGATTTTCAAATTCTTCGGCAGCGGCTTCATATCCGCTTTGTAATTTGTTTAATTCCTCAATTTCTAATTTTATTGAGTTAATACGTTCAGCGATTGCTTCTTTGTTATATGATGTAAAATCCCCATTGTCAAAGCTGCCGCCTCCGCCGCCGTGCTCCTGTGCTTTTTTAAATTCCTCGATCTCGTTCCGGAGCTGCTGTTCGAGTTCCTCTCTTTTGGCAATTACATTATCAATGTTTTGGATCGTCTCATCATATGCAGGCTGTGCGTTACGGATCTGAGCTTCAAGCCGCAGGTTATCTATGTAGTTTTCCATTGAGCCGGAAAGAGCTTCGTAGCCTTGAATCTGACCGTTTATATAGTCAATATTCAGGCTGTAGTTTTCATTAAGAAGTCCAATTATTTCATTTGCACGTTCATTCTCAGCGATAACGTTTCCTGTTTCATCAACATAGCCGCGAAGCTCGTTCCAAAGCTTTTGGATATTGTTGATCTCAGCAGTGTCAGCGGCATTCTTTTCAGCCTGGGATTTTTTCAGGCTTTCAAATTCTTCTCTTTGTTTCTGCAGGGCGTAAGTTTCAGCGTTAGTATTAGCTACAAAATCCTGCATAGGAGCTGACGTATCCATATTGGAAACATAAATCGCCAACGCGCTTGCCGCCGCCATTGCCCCTGCGGCGATCAATGCGTAAACATTAAGACTTGCAGCGGCGTTAAATGAATTTTGCGCGATTATTGCTCCCTCTGTAGCAACCTTGTATGTTACAACCGCCGCAGCCGCAGCTCCCGTAACAGCGGCAACAGTGTCAAAATTATCCGTGATCCAAGCAAACGCATTGATAGCCGCAGGAAGAACGTCCTCCGCAACAAGCTTGAGAGTTGAACCCGCAATTTCTGACATTCCATTGGCAACCTTATCGAAAGCACCTGACAGTTCCCCGTCGGTAAGACTTTCCGTAAGCTCACCGACAGAATCCGTAACTTCCTGTACCGCCGACCGCATAGGGGTTTGAAATTTCTCATACGCCGCAATGCCCAATCCCTCAAGAGCGGATTGCATGATCGTAAGATCGCCTTTGAGGTTATCGTCCATAGTCTGAGCCATTTGTGCCGCGGCTCCCGCGCAGTCGGATATGTAACCGCTCAGCTCATCGAAACGTTCAGAGGACGTACCCAGAAGCGCATTAACGGATTTCAGATCTACCTTATTAAAAATCTCGTTGAGTACGGCAGTGCGTTCCTGATCCGACAGGGACGATAACGCTGTGTTAAGGTCTGCAAAGGTATCTTCAAGCGGACGCATTGCACCCGAAGCGTCGAAAGCTGTAACGCCCAAGCTTTCAAGTGCCGCCGCTGCCGTATCGGTAGGAGCAGATAAAGACAGGATAACATTTCGCAGGGCAGTACCGCCCTCTGAGCCTTTGATACCATTATCTGCCAATATGCCGAGAGCCGTGTTCATTTCCGTAACGCCGCCCGACAGCATTTTAGCTGTACCACCGACTGTAAGAATAGCCTCGCCGAGCTGGGATACGGAAGTATTGGACTTTTGTGCCGTAACCGCCAGCTTGTCCGAAAAATCCGCCATTTGAGACGTTTCTAATCCCAATGCGGACATAGCGTCGGTAACCATATCGGAAGCGGCGGCAAGCTCCATGCCCCCCGCTGCCGCAACGTTTAAAACCGTGGGCAGAGCCGCCACCGCCTTGTTAGCGTCGTATCCCGCGAGGGCAAGGTAATTAAGAGCCTCTCCGGCTTGAGAAGCGGAGAATTTTGTGGTCTCGCCCATTTCCTTTGCCGCGGCGGAGAGCGTTTGGAACTCCGCTGCCGCGGAAGTAATACCCATAGTAGCCGCAACCTGAGACATGGAAGCCTCGAATCCCGATCCCACGGTTACCATCTGCTGCGGTATCTGCGCTGCCGCCGAGGATACCTTGCTGACCATATTTGCGGCGATATTGCCCATGGCGACGTTGGCGGTCGCCTGTAGGTTGCTTACGCCGCTTGAAAATCCCGAGTTGTCAATGCCTGTTTCAAACATCAATCTGCCGTCTGCTGCCAATTCATTCACCTCCAAAAAGTATGAAATCATCGGCACATAATGGCACTACTTGATTTCGCTGTTGATAATTATTTCAAACTCTTTTTTGCAGTTCCGGGCTTTGCACTGAACGCGCAAACCGCGGCAAACCGCGTCTTTGTCCCGTTTTATCGGCATTTGGTATCCGCAGTAGGGACATCGTATTTTCTCGGTTTTTGTTTCTGCGGATTTCATTTATCAATCTCCTTTCAAAAAAGTCTTGCAATACACCCTCTTTTGTGGTATAATGATAAAAATTTATTTAAGGGGCGATTATATGCGCGAAGATATTAAAAACGCCATAAAGGAATATGAGATAGCAACAACACCTTTTTTTAAAAGAAGCGCTGAAGCTGCTGAAAAGTATTTGGATGATAGTGAAAACGTGATTCTTTGTTTGGAAGTTAACTTTCGTATTAATTATCCTGACCCAACCAAAAAAATTGCACTACCCGGAATTGTGCTAATTACTAATAGAAGGATAATCATTTACTACAAGCCTAATAAAGAGGAATTTACCGACGTGCTGCCGTTAGAGGACATTACTAATATCAAACCATTTAATCCTCTTGTCGGAAGCGACCATATTCAGGTATATTCGGTAGGCAAAGTATATGACTTTCCAATAATAACGAAGCAAAGGGGTTTGGTAATATCTGCAGCTCAAAGCAAGCAAGCGGCTTTTTCCAAAATATATAGAGCATTTTTGTTCGCTGTAAATCCCAACGGATTCGAAGAAATCAAAACGGAAGAATCGGAAAAAAGCATTAACCAAACTTCTGACATTCCCGAACAAATCGAAAAACTTGCCGCCCTAAAGGAAAAAGGGATCATTTCCGAAGAGGAATTTCAAGCTAAGAAATCCGAATTACTCGCAAGGTTATGATCACGCCTTGTATTGTTCCCTGATCCTCTTCAACTCCTCAATCTTCTGCTTTTCGGAAAGCGACCGCGGAAGCGCGTACAGCTTCTTCATATCCCGCAAAAACTTCTTGCGGTAGTCCGGAGCCTCGTCCAAATCCTCCGCACGGTAGCCCATAATATCCGTAAACTTGCAGTCGTGCAAGCCGCGGAACAGCGACTTGAATTTCCACCAGTGCAGATACTCCACAGCTGTAAGATCAAGCCCGTACACCTCTAAAAACGCGGCATAAACGTAGCCGTCGTCATGCTCAAATGAGTATACGGCGGCTTGTTTTTTTGCCTTGACGCTTTTGCTGTCGGACTTAATACCGCGCGATTCTTTTCCGCATTGATAAAACCAAAGGATAAGTTCCCACAGATCAGGATCGGGCGGGACTACCGGAAAAATGATCCGAAGCAGAGCATTTTTCTTGTCCCGCATGGGAACGTCCCGATCCGTGAAAAGCAGCTCGAACCTTATCCAGTCGCGGAAATCCGTGCGTATCTCGTACTGCTTCCCGCCGTACTCATAAACGGCGGGAAGCTTTTCGTACAGCAGATTCATCTTGAATACTTGGCGACGATCTCGCGCTGGTGACGGTTCAGCTCATAGTTGAGAGCCGACCAGAAGCCGAGTATCTCGTCCGGGTCAAGCTCGTTTATCTTGTCGTCGGGGAAAAGCTTTTCCGTTTTTTCCTCGCCGATGAAAAGGACGATGCCTTTTTTCAGGGAGCGCACAGTGTCCGAGGTCTTGAGAGTGGTCAGCATCTCCGCACGAACCGCGTCAAGCTTGTCGGAAAACTCCACGGTCTTGGCGGGGAGCTCGAACTCCTCGCCGTAGGCCTTAAGCTTCGCCGCCCTGCGGCTGAATGAAAATTCCCCGGACTTTACAACGCCGTTCTGCATGGGTATGATATTCGATTTCATAAAAATTTCCTCCTAAAAAATTACTCGTTTTCGCTTTCGGGAACGGGTGTATTAGCCTGCTCGCTCGGCTGCGATGTAGGTTTTGTGTCGCTCCACTTGCCGTTGACGGGGTCGAACCAGCCGATATCCTCGTCGCCCTGACCGTTGAAATTGCCCTTGATTATCATGTCGTCGTCATCGTCGCAGGACGATACCTCAACGGCGTACTTGCCCTTGCGGGCGGGATAGTAGCCTCCGAC